CCGGCACCAAAAACGTAAGAGCCGCCACGAAAGGCCAGACGCTCGCCTGCGTTGCGGTGCCAGATATTGCCCACCGGCTTTTCAGCATCCACCGGGTAAAGGCTCAGGAGCTTGGCCAGCGCCGGAACCGTGACCTTGGAAGTCATGGACTTGAAGCCACAGGAAGAAGTGCTGTTCGAAGTGCCGTCATGCTGGCTGGAAATAGTGGTGTTCAGCACCACGGCACCCGTGCCGTTTGCTCCGGCGGCATCGTACTTCAGGGTGTTGGCCGTACCGGGAGCCACCAGGGAACCATTGGTGAGCATGGCACGCCAGGCGGAGCTTTCGGCGCTCATGTCGGCACCAGCCGCCACATCGTTATTGGCGATGATCTGTATCTCGCCATCCTTCAGGCGCAGGCCGCCAGTCCACTCCCACACGTTGCCCACAAGGTCGGCAATACCGGCAGGAGTGTTGTCGTGCCTCCAGCTCACAGGGCCGGAACCGACAAGAGTACGGCCATGATAGCCATCGGTGTTCACACCCAGCGGAGCCGCGCCGGGAGCAGAAGTACCGGTTTCATGCTTGCCGTCATGGTACTGGCCCCAATTCGTGTTGCCATGAGGCTGGAAGCCCGTCTTGATGCCCAGAGCCCCCAGCAGAGCCCATTCCGCATTGGACATAAGGTGCCAGCCCGGCCCCTTGGCCTTACAGGCGGCCACAGAGCTGTCAAAATTGATACCGGTCTTGGCGTCCACGCCGGGCAGGCTCACGGCACGGCCGTCCACCACGGTTGCCGGGTACATACCGATGAGGATCTCGCTTTTTTCTTCACCGTTCACGATGAAGGCAGGATGTACGCCGGTAAGGCCGAGGTCAGGGTACAGATCTTCGATGCGAACCTTGGGGATGCGCCGCATGAAGGAAGGATGGCCGGCATTGTCGTAAAGCACGGTCACAAGACCGCCGGTGGCAGCTTCAACGGAAGAGCGAAGAGAGTCTTTATTGATGATGGTGGTCATATCAGAGCTCCTGGTTATCGGTTACAGTCCACAGCACCAGCCTGACGGCGGCGAGAGTTTCGTCCAGCGGGATACGCTCCTGCACGGTCGATTCGGATCCCATTCCGGAAGAGCTTCCTTCCGGAGCAGGCACGTCCTTGTAGCGGGCAGGCGGCAGGATGAGCGAGGCCACATATTCGGAACCGTTCTCCACGCCCCTTACAAGAGAACCATTGGCCCCACGCACGATGTCGATGAACATCTGCGAATCCTGCTGGAGAGCGTTGCAGTTCAGCAGCAAGACTTCTTCACCAACGGCGATGGATACCGCCCCGCAAGACACCGACACGTCTGCCCAGGGGCCGTTCCCCTTTTTTTCAATCTGCATACGTTTCTCCTTTTAGATTTCAGGGCGCTGCACCAGCAGGCGCACGTTTACGTCATCGGCCGTACCGGTGAGCAGCACCTTGAAGCCGTTTTTCAGCTTGTCGGCGGCATACACTTCGCCAAGCTGCTGAGAGCCGCCAGCCGCACTGAGAATCTCCACGTCCACCAGGTATTCATTGTCCGGCAGGGTGCGGTTCAGCGAAACGGTCGCGTAGGCAGGAGCCGCCTGCACCGCCGGCCACAGAGGCTCGCGTCTGGCCGTATCGGTGATGGCCACACTGCCAAGGTACGGATCCGTCTGCTCGGTATTACCGGCAGGCACACGGGCTCTGGCCAGTTCGATAGCTCCGTCCGGAACTTCGCCGTTCAGCACGGTGGCCGCCACATCGATGACACCGGAAGAAGTCAGGAACATATAGATGATCACCACACCTTCGGCATCGGTGGTATTGCTGGCGATTGAGGCCGTGTTCGTCTGATTGGCCACAGGATATTCACGGCCGCCCATGAACACAGTGCCGTTGGACACGGTGATATTTCTCGTAGCGGTCGTGGATTTGGTGATGGACACGCCGGTTTTCACGCCACGGTTTTTGATGACGGCCGTCAGTTCCTGGAACCGCGTTTTCCTCGTCTGGTCGTGCTCACGCATCGCAAGCGCAGCCATGTCGAGTGCCATCTGCAGGCCAGCGAAGATGCCGCCCTGCATCGAGGGGTCGAAGGCTTCCACCGTTGCGCCCATCGCTTCCACCTGTTCCTTGAGGTAGGCGGTACGGTTGCCCAGCTGACGCGCCTGAACGTTGGAGATGCCATCGGCACCGCCCACGACCGGGTCGGTCTGTTCGATCTGATAGATGCCAGGCTCCCACTGGGCGGTTTCTTTCAGATTTGCCATATTTCCTCCTTTTAGAAGATTATCGTCCACGTGCCGACGATCTCGATGTCATCGGCTTTTTCAATGACACCACGCACCTTGCGGGCAAAAAGAGTGCCATCAGAGCAAATGAGGCCGAACTCACGCAACTGCTTTCCGTTGGCTTCGCCCTTGCCTATGGTGAAGGCAAAGCGCACACGACCGGCCGCCGGATAGCTGTGTCCGGAAATATTTTTGATATAGGCGTTCTTCAGCTCGGTATCCGAGGGAGTCGGGCCGTTGCCATCAGTACCTACGCCGATACTGGTGACGGTTTTTCCCTTGCCATCGCCGCCAAGCAGGGAAGCCAGGGCCGTCCGCGCTACGGTCATGATCATGTTGTGGTCGCGGTAGCTTTCCTCCAGCTTTCCATCCCGAAAGATGCGAAGCTCGAAGTCACCGCGAAGCGGCAGATTTTCCTCAAAAAGCATACGATTCCTCCCGAACGTTGAAGTTTATAGAACCGTCATAGGCATGGACGTTGTTGTAGGAGCAGAAGCGCCGCACCAGCAGTTCCAGGTTCTCTTCCGGATAGCTGCTCTCCAGCAGGGCCGCCTCGTTTATGCCGTAGGAGTACGAGCCATCATGCCGGTGTACGCCGTCATAGCGCAGCTCGCAGCGCACCACTTCTTCCAGCTCTGCCGTAAGGCCGAAGCGGAACTCTTCGAGCTGGTTTTCATAAAGATGCCCGCTGGCACGGTGGAAGCGGTATGTTTCCGAACCGTTATGGCGGAAGGTTCTGTCGTACCGGCGGAAGCTCGCGTTATCGTGCAGGATGGAGCCGTTGTAGGTGGGGAAGCCCCACACATACACATCTTCCATCGAAGGGCAGGCCTTCAGGCTGTCCATGGCATCCAGCATCTCTGCGGAATCTTCGATAGTGGCTCTCCAGCTCAAGGCTCGCAGATGGGAGCGCACGTTCTTCCACACTTCCACCGCCGCCCGGATGCGCCGCATGGCTTCGATGGAAATGCCTGCCGAGGCACCGAGATCCACTTCCACATCGAAGTACGCCCAGCGGTTGCCCACCGAATATTCTTCGGCTCCGTCATGGACTATCTCGCCATCGTAGCGGCACACACTGGCCCCTTCGATGATCCGGGCATCGGCATAGCCCAGCACACGAAGGGCTTCGGCCACGGCCCACGGTGTACCCTTGCGCCGATGCATCAGAAGCGAGCTGTTCACCATCCGGCGCTTGTCCTCGTAAGACTGCGCTATCTCGTAGCCGTCCACATGGAGCTGCCAGGCCAGAAGGTCGAGCACGTTCTCAGGCAGGTCGGGCAGGCCGCCGGCCTTTTCTGCCAGCCGTGCCAGCGGAGCGAACAGCCCCTCTTCAGACACTCTGGCCAAGCGGGCGAACAAGAGCAGTTCCGGAACTGCCTTCGTGGCGGCCGCCAGCTCCGGATCCAGAGCCTGCACTATGGCAGCCATCCCCGGATCGGCGGAAAGGCTTTCGGGCACCAGGTCAAGAATCGAAGGGGAAGCCAGGTTCAGCGCCATCAGTCATCCTCCAGTCCGCCAAAGGTCAGCTCGAGGGAAAGTTCTCTGGCCACTTGAACGTTGCCCAAAGTTGTGAAGGTCGGGCTTTCCAGTTCGATACGCTTGGCGCCTGCCTGCTCCACAAGGCTGATCAGCTTTGTGGGATTGATATCGCGGCCAGGCTTGGCCCGCTGCCACAGTCGGTACGTTTCAAGCGCTTCGCCCACGGCCTGCGTCACAGAGGCAAGCAGCACGGCGTTGCTCTTGCCCAGGTACCATTGCCCCTTCACAGAGTACGGAACCGTATCCGGAGCGCTCACCGTCACGGTATCGGTCAGCGGGCGCACCGTCTCTCCGGAGATGGCCTCCTTCACAAGGGAAACCATTGCTTCATCCGGAAGCTCTCCGCCGGTAAGCACAAAGCGCACGTCAACGGTGCCCGCCACAGGGCTGTGGATGACCACTTCCTCGATGTCAGGGCTCACAGCCAGCACATGGGCACGATACGCACCTTCCGAGCCAGCGCAGGAATAGCTCTCCGGAGCAAGGCGGATACGCTCCCGAAAACGCTCATCCCCTTCTGCGTCTGCCCCTTCCTGCGTCTGTGTGACGTTCCGGGCTGAAGCCACATACGGCAGGGAATCCAGCATCAGCGAAACCTGTCCGGCCATAAGGCCGTTGGCGGCAGTTCCGGCATCGGTGGCCAGCGCAGGCACCACGGCCGAAAGCTTGCCGGCCGCAATGCTCACCGTTCCGGAAGTGCGGAAGATGACCTTGCCGTCCTTCGTGGCCACGCGAGTCCCGGTAGGAATGGCCACTTCAAAATCCATGGCTCCGGAAAGTCGGAACTCCATGGAGCAGCGTGCCGGTTGCGCCTCGATGCGCTTCACGCCCATCAGGTCGCCAAGGTGGTCGAGGTGGGCACCAGTGGCATAGGCCAGCAGGTTCTGCTTGGCGGCCAGGTCTATCATCGCGTTCTGCACGGCCACCACATAGGAAAGCGACTTCAAAAGAAGTGTCACCGGGTCGCCAGGGTAAAGAGTGCGGCCGGTCTGGTTTTCATAGGAAGCCAGCACCTTCTGCAGAATGACGGAAGGGTCTTTTTCAGCGAACAGAACTTCGGGCAGATTCATAGAACAACACCATCCTTCAGGCTGAAATCGATACAGGGAACCACATGGCCATCCATGCCGCCGTCCACGGCCTGAAGGCGTATGCTTTCCACCTTCACCCGAGGTTCATATTTTTCTATGGCATCGGTGAGCCGGGCTATCAGCCGGGCTGTGGCAAAAGGCACAGGCGCATCGATATAGGCAGGGTCATGGGCGAAACTGCGGTCGAGCGGAAGAGAACCGGCCATCGTGAGCACGATCATCCGGATGTTCTGCGCCACGGCCTCCATGCCGGTGGCTCCGATGACAATGGGAAAAGGCATGGCCAAAACCTGCATCACACATACTCCTTCAGCTCCAGCGCCACATCGATGCAGAACGGGCCGAACTCGCCCTTTCCGCGCCACTTTTCCGTACACTTCTCAATGACCACGTTGCCAAAGCGCACACCGGCCAGCATGAAGGGCACCACCACACCGTTGCGGCACAGGTTGGCCAACCTCTCGAAGTCCAGTTCCGGATCCACGCCGCCCATCTCCACAAGACGGATGGACATGGAAAAACTGTCCAGCTCCTCGCTCAGATATTCCAGCCTGGGCTTCGCTCCCTGCACATAGTGCGTCTCGAACCGTGCAGAAACGGAGCGCTGGAAATCATTCGGCGTCCGCACGAAATCGGAGCTGACTTCAAACACGATATCTCCCAGAGAACCGATCTTCATAAAAACTCCTTACTGCGGCCCGGAGGTGCCACCGTCCGGGCAGGTGTGCGTGTGGCCCATGAGGCTTATGCTGCCGGCGGTCACATCGCCGGTGCTGTCCACACGGCCTTCCACGGAAACTTCGCCCTGCATCTTGAAGGTGCCGGCAGATCCGTCATAACCGGCGGAAGAGATGGCCCCGTTCAGAACGATGGCCGGAGCCTTGATCATGACCTGCGTGCCGGACTGCACATCCACCACTCCCTTGGCCAAAGCCTTCACCGTTCCGGCGGCAGTCAGTTCCACGTCTCCCTGAACGGAGGCGCACAGCTTATGGGCTTTGCGGTCATAGAAGATCTCCGTTCCGTCCGAGAAGCGGCGGTACTCCACATCGCTGTTTTTCCCGGGCGCAGGGTTGGCGGCGGAGTAATAGCCTCCCAGCACCACTCCAGCCTCGAGTCCCTGCCCGGAAAAGAGCACGGCCACACGGTCGCCCACATCGGGCATATCCTGCTGAGTATCCTTTCCGGCTCGAGGAACGAGCACCTGAAGAGGGTGCGAAACCATGCCGTCACCGTCCTCCAGGATCACACGGGCCGTGCCGGCCGCAGGATCCACGGTAGAAACGACTGCGAAGCGCAAAGAGCATCCCCGGTTCTTTTCCAGGGCTTCGATGCGGCGAAGGGCAGAAGCGAGCTCTTGCATATCAGTACTCCAGCGCCTTCCGTATCTTCAGCTGAACCGCATAGGCAGGATGAAGGCGATGCCTTGCCTCAAGTATGGCCCACACTCCGTCCCAGCAGCCAAAGCCGGAAAGTTCGATATTGGATCCGGAAACCAGGCTGGGATGCCCCATCAGCTCAAGTTCGGCCGTAAAGGTCTTTTCGTTCTTCTGCCGCAGCTGGCTCTTGCCCAGAGCCATGGCTTCAGAGGCCGATTCCACACGGCTGTTCAGGGTCAGTTCCTTTTCCGCAGAACCTTCCTGCTTCACCTCCACTTCAGCCTTCTGCACCTTGCCGGTGGACGGATCGGTGTACGAAACCACGGCCCGGCTGTATCCGGTGTCGGAACTGCTTTCGAGGAAACGGTAGCGCGAAGGCGAGAACTGCCCGCCGCTTTTCTGCACCGTGAGAACCGGATCGGCGCTGTCGGCATCGGCGGCATCGAAGAGCACCAGCTTCCCGTCATGGATCTTGCACTTCACGGCATAGCTGGAGGCCAGCCGCTGCACGAAGGCAAGGTCGGACTCTTCGCGCTGATCGCGCCGCTCGAAGGCATGATCGGGAGCGCTGTACATAAGGCTCAGGCCGTTGCGCTGGGCTATCTCGGCCGCCACGTCACGCAGCGTATAATTCTCCCAGGCCTGCGTTCTGGTGGTGTCCTTGAGTTCGGAGGTGAGCGCGGCCGAAAGGGCTTTGATGGTCACTTCGTCCGGAACACCGGAAAATTCCACTTCATCCACAGAGAATTCGCCGCACGGAAAAAGCACGGCCCCGCCGCCTTCCCAGTTCAAAACAGTGAAGCTGGCCTCGATTTTCGTGCCCAGCGAAGGCCGCCAGTCGCCGCTCCATTTGCCATCGCGGTCATGCAGCGTGAGGCGAAGCTCATCGGCCTTGCCGCTTTCGTGGTCGATGTACTCGAACGACTTCACATAGGCTTCCAGGTAGCTGGTGGCATCGTGGCCGCCAATGGATACCTGCAGGTAGGCACGGCGGGCGGAGGAAAGGATCAGTTCATCCATGGCGGCAGATCCTTGGCAACGGTGGAAGTTTTCACCTCCGGCACGGCAAGTTCGATGCCCGCCGGAAAAACGAGGATGTCCGCATGGGAAGGATTGGCCTCCATGAGCTTGTGCATGAAGAACTCGCTGCCCCACAGCGCACGGGCTATGGAATCCCAGCAGTCACCCTGAACGGTACGGTAGCTAGTAGCCATAAGCGGCCCTCCTCTGATCACGCACAATGCTTTCGAGCAGCTCCTCGAAGCGGCTCCGGTTATCCTGCACGGCCCTAACCACACGCTCGGCAAAGCCGGCATCGCTGATGCCGTTCAGCGAAAACTGGAAGTTGGCGGAAATCGGCACTCCAGGAGCAGGCATGGCCTGATCCGGAACCTGGCCTCCATAGCCCTGCATCATGGCCGCAACGTCCACCTGCTGAGGCATGGAAGCCGGCAGGCTGGCAGCCGCAGGAGAAGCGGCCGTCAGACCAGACATAGGAGCTACGGCAGCCATAGCAGGCGCAACGGCCTTGGGCATGGCAGTAGCCACGGTGAACTCTGCCTCGTCCCCATCATCATCCCCTATCTCCGCTGAAGAGGCGGAAATCGCTGGCATGGGCGGAACAACGGTCTTGGGCATGGCAGCAGCCACAGAGGGTTCTTCCTCTTCTTCGTCATCGCCGCCTAAGCCCACAAAGGAGGCTACGCTTTTCAAGGTGGAACCAAAGCTCTTGAGCTTTTCCCATACCCAGCCGATCTTCTTGCCAATGAAGCCGAACACGGCGTCAAAAGCGGCCCGCACGGGCTCGCAGGTGGAATACAGGGTCAGCATGGCCGTTACGAGAAGGCCAATGGGGTTGGCCCGAATCAGCAGGCCTACGGCCCGAATGCCGCCTCCCAGCAGGCGCACGCCGGCAGCGCCCATGGCCGCCGCACCGCGAAGCCCGCCCATGGCCATAGCCGAAACACGGCTGGCGGCCGCGCTGGCATACGAGGCGGCGGCCATGGCTCTATGGGAATTCGAAAGAAGAAGTACCGCAGTGCGGTAGCCGATCACCGCAGTACGGCCTAGGCTGAACAGGTAGAGAGCACCACGAAAAAGAGGAATGCCTATGGCAAGGGCCGCCACAACACCTACGAGGCCAGTGGTCAGCCCCTGGTTTTCCTGGGCGAAGGTGGCCACAGCGGAGATCATCGGCCCCATGGTGGCCAGCACGGAGTTCAGCGCGGGCAGAACGGCCGCGCCAAGGGTAACGCCCACTTCACCGGCGCGGTTTTTCAGAAGGGTCAGGTTGTTCGCCGTAGTGCGGGAACGGTTCTCAAACTCCCTCTGCATGGCTCCGGCATAGCTGGCTTCATCACCGGCGATGTGCAGGTTCTTCCGAACCAGCTCAAGGTTGGCCAGCATGGGAGCGATGGCCCCTATGCTTTCACGGCCGAAAAGCTTGGCCATGAGCGAAAGCTGCTCTTCCTTCGGCAGCCGCTTTATGGCCTCCAGCACACTGAGGATGGCTGCCGGGCCGTCCTTCTGCATCTGGGCCGCCAGCTTCACGGTGTCGATGCCAAGCTTGGCAAAGGCCGCGCTCTGGGCCTTAGTTGCAGAAGAACCGGCCGTCAGCGTGAGGAGGAAATTCTTGATGCCGGTGGCGGCCACTTCCGGAGCGACCTTCATGGAGTCCAGCGTGGCGGCCATGGCAGTCATGGGCTTGGCGGAAATGCCAGCCACCTGCCCCAGCGAACCTATGCGCCGTACAACATCGGCAATGCCGGCTTCCGAAGCGGAAGAGGTGTTGGCGTACTGGTTCATCAGGTCGAGCATCGAACGGGTCTGCTCGAAAGAAAGATCCATGGCGGTGCGATAGCCGCCAATGGCTTCGGCGGCCGCTTCGTTGCTCATGCCGAAGGCCACAGCCATGTGGGCGGAAAGGGTGGCAAACTCTTCCAGGTCTTTCGTGGCGGTCAGCCCCTGCTGGCCACCGGCGGCATACAGGGAAGCTATCTGCTCATGAGTGAGAGGAATGCTCCGGCCAAGCCTTTTGACCGAAGCCTCCATCTCGTAATAGGCGGGAGTAAGGTTGCCGGCGCTGTCCCTCATGCCGTCAATGGTTTTGGCGGCATCGGCCATGGCCGTCTCAAAGGCGATGGCAGAGCGCACAGGAGCCGACACCACCATGAGGTTGGCCGCGCTCCCTATCATGGAACCACGGATCTCACGGCGGCGGTCGCTTTCCTGCTGGCGGCCCACCTGAAGATCCTTCAGCGTAGTCAGCTGGCGAAGGGAAGTCTGCGCCTTGAGGTGAGCCTTCTCCCAGGCTTCTACGGAATCACCATAGGCAAGGGCGGCCTTGCGGGCCTGCTCATAGCGCTGCGTAACCTTGGCCAGTTCAGCCTGGAGCCGGGCAGAATTGTCGCCAGCGGCCACCTTCTGTTCCAGGCCTTCCTTCTGCTGGGAAAGGGTTATGGCCTTGGAAAGTACGGAAGCCTCGTGCCGGGCCTTGCCCAGCTGGGCCGTAGTAGCCTTGATTTTATTGGAGACTATGTTAAATGCAGAATTGACAGAGGCTGCAACACTTGCACCAATGACGAATCCCACGCCGAAATTCTGAGGCATAACTTACTCCAAGGGCAGATACATGGACGCGAACACTATTGCAGTATGGCTTTTTATAGGAGCCCTGATAGCGTTGCTGGCCCTGGCTCTGGCAGTATTCCTGCTTTATGTGCTGGTAGGGCTGTTCTCGGCTTTCGCGCTGACCTTTCTCCGCCTCGAAAAGATGTACGATTCCTTCCAGGCATGGCGGCTGAAAAAGGCCTGCACCTAGCGCCTCATCATCTCATCCACACTCCGGGCGGCATCCAGCCAGCCTTCCAGTTCATCCATCGGCAAGGCCATGACCTCTGCGCGGCTCCAGCCCGTCAAACGGGAAAGCAGCACGCAGAGCTTCATGGCTTCCTTTTTATTCGCCAGACTTCCCGAGCCGAAACTCAAGAAACTTGGCCTGGATTTTCGCATAGTCGCCGGCATCCAGAGTCCGCATATCTTCGATGTTCATGCCGCACAGGCGCGACATGAGGCGCACCTCACCAGCCACATCGCTTTCGCCGGTGATAGGGCAGTCCATCAGGTCGCCCAGGGTGGGACGGCGCATCTTCACGGAGCTCAGAAGCTTGTCAGGAAGCTGCACCGGGAATTCAAGGATTATTTCCACTGTGTTCATGGCCTTTCCCCCATGTTTCCATGTTCATGTGTTTGAGCCTGTCGCGCTCTTCCGCAGCCTTCGCGTTGTTGAAGCGATCCAGCGAGCCCACGAGGTATCCGGTTATGCGCCGGATACGCTCGAAGGGAACGCCAGCGCCTATGACGGGCTCGGTCATAGGCACGCCTAGATCATGCCAAGGTTGATGCGGAGGGCCTGGAGAAGGTCGGCACCTTCGATTTTGCAGATGAAGTTCATCTTATCGATTTCCAGCTGCTCCAGCCCGCCGATCCACATTTTGATATAGGTCACTTCCAGCTCGGTTTCGGAGTCCATTTTCTTGCCGGGCTCCATCTTGCCGATGCCAGTGGTCTTGGGCATGGCCTGCATGACCACCTTCACAGGCACGTCCACGAATTCACCGGTGCCGGCATCCTGCTTCTGAATGCTGCCGCGCACGTCCAGGTGATGCGCCTGCGGAACCAGAAGCTGCACACCGGCGGGCTCCACCACGTTCCACGCGATTTTGCACTTCATGGATTTGAAGTGCCCCTTCACCGGAACTTCCACTTCACCGCCAAGGGCAAAGCCGGTCAGGGTTTCGGTCATGTATTCCAGAGAGGGCAGTTCAACACTGCCAGTTCCCAGAAGCACGCTGCCTTCGTTGTAGATGCGGGCATCGGAAAGAAGCGCCGGGATCAGATTCGTTTTAGCCAGTGCCATAGGCTGCTCCTGTTACGAGAAAAGAGTGGACAGATAGTTCACGTCATACTCCAGCGTGAAATCCAGTTCGCTGGCCGCGCTGGGAGGAGTGACGAACACGTGGAACCGGGCAATGCCGGCCATCAGGTCAGTGGAAGGATTCTCTTCTTCCAGGAATTCCACACGGCCGCCAAGGATGAACTCGCGGGCAGTCAGGCCGTTCAGCCACACGTTCAGCGAATCGCACACAGTCTCGATAAGGCGGCGGCGAAGCGGGCTGGAAACCTTCTGGAAGGCGGTAAGGATGATGGAATTGCCTATCCAGTTGAACATCATGCGAACAGGGATCTGCACTTCCTTCACATCGGAAATGCCGGGATACGCGCTGGTCAGGTCGCCCCAGAACACATAGCTGCTGGTGAAATTGATGAAGGTGCTGATGCCGTTGCCGTTCAGGTAGGAGGCCTGGTCGAGCGTGAGGTTCAGCTCCTCCTTGCCGTATTTCACACCATCGGCCTTGAGTCCGTAGTTGGAAGGGCTCCAGAAGGGGATGTCGTCATTTTCAGCGGCCCGGCGGCAGATGCCGCAGGCTTCGTGGATATCGCCATGCTCGGTGAGCCCGTTGTAGGTAGGCCTGCCGAAAGTGGCGATGAGATGGCTGTCGGTAAGGCCGTTGTCGATGAGCCAGGCCGGAGCCTCGGTATAGTTCTTCAGGGTTTCCGGGATGGTGATATGGCCCTGAGCACGGAACACGCCGGAAATATCGGTGCAGGCGGAAGCAATGGCTATGCCCACAGCCGGAATGTCGCTGAAGCCGGGAGCCAGCACCTGCCCAGGCACAAGGCGGAACTTGGCAAACACGCTGGAAACCAGGGAAAGGCCGGTGGGCTTCAGCGTTTCCGGATCCACTCCGCCTATCACGTCAGTCGCCGTCACTTTGCTGACATCGGCATAGGTGTAGGAGGCAGTCAGCGTTTCCGATCCGGTAAGGGTGCCGCTTGCCAGCACGGCTATCGCGCCGGAACCGTAGTCCAAGGAATAATCCTTGTCCTTCGTGAGAGAAGTCCCTTCCGCAGTGGTCAGCACAATGGCGGAAACGCCGCCATGAGCCAGCCGGCCGGAGCCCTTTACAAGGGTCACCTTTTCTTCAGAAGCGGAGCTGGTATGCGTCTCCGGATCGAAAACGTTTATGCACACCAGAGGCTTCACCTTGTAGCGTTCCAGCATCAGCAGGGCCGCTTCGTACAAGGGATAGTCGGTGTACTTTTCGTCATCACGCGGAGCGCCGAAGGCCGCCACGAATTCCGAGAGGGTGTAGATGAGCTTGGGCTCGTTCACAGGAGGAACGACCTTGCCGCCAAGCGAATGCACAGGAGCAATGCCCACCAGTACAGGCAGCGTAGAGGTGGCTTCAATAGTGGAAACCAGCTTCGTATCCGCCTCATTGACAAAAGCGCCATGTTTGTACGCCATAAAAACCTCCGGGCTATTCCCAGCCCTTGAATTCAAATCTCACCAAAATGTACGCTTCCGCGTAGGGCGATACCTGCTCATCGGGCCGCCACCAGGGAACGATGCCCTTTTCCGTTTCGGCAAGGCGAAAACGGCGTTCCAGCGGAGCGCCCTTCAGGGCAAGCAGGCTATGCCTCACCACCGAAACCAGCGTGAGCAGCTCATTCTCCAGCGCCTCGAAGTCCTCATTGCGAACCGCCAGCCGAATGCCCACATCCACCTGCGAAAGCCCATCGTCTCTTTCTGTCCCGGCCATCACCTGCAGAGAAACGAAAGGCACCCTTTCGAAGATCTCCCTGTCGGTGGGAGGAAGCCCTATCAGCAGGCTGGGAGCAGACTGGACTTCAAGCTCGCTGCCTCTTTCCTTGCGGGAAAGAGCCATGCGGGAAAGAACAGGCTCAAGGTGATCCTTCAGCCCTGTCAGCAGAAAAAACGTACTCATGCCTTTTTCACTCCAAACACTCTCAGTTCGGATTCAAGGTTATTGAACAGCGAATCGCGGCCCATCTCCTGAGTGTCAGGGATGATGTTGTCTGCGTAAACGTGCCACTGAAGGAACGGGCCGTATTTTTCACGGATGCCTCGCTGGCCTTCCATCCGGTAAAACACGCCAAGGTGCTTGCTTTTCATGGCGGCAAGGAACAGCAGGCTCCGCTTGCCAGAAGGCGCATCCTGCCCACGAACCGTGTCATCAAAGGCCCGGCCGCTTCGGCGCAGCCGGTAGCTCAGGTGGCGGCGGTTGCGGGCGAGCACGCCCTTCCTGGGCAGCTCCAAAGGCTCCACATCGTAACGGATGAGAGGGATACGGCCCGAGGCAACACGAACCTCGTGGCCTGCACCCGTTTTCTGTGCTTTTACAGCTCTGGAGATGTACGCAGGCTGAAGCTCCGCTACTCCACGGAGCCGGGTGATTACATAGCGCCGAAGGCTTTTCTGCGTTTGAGCGGCCGCTTTGTCTGCGGCGGCACGCAGCACTCCGGGAAACTGCTCACAACGCTTCTGAAGTTCGGCGGCAGCACGTTTGTCCAGAGAGATCTCCAGCCCTGGAAGCGCCTTGCCAAGGCCGTTCAGCTCACGCAGCTTCACGCCACGGTTCACGTTCCATTCGTCTGCCATGCTTGCCTCACGCGTAGATGCGCTGCAGTTCCACAACCAGCACGCCCATCTCTTCCCTCACGGAAGTCTCTTCCGGGCGCACCTGCCACAATTCATTGTTCACGGTCACACGCTGCTCCGGAACAGGCCTGGGGTTCACCACGTCCTCCATGTAAAGCACACGGCGTTCCATCATCAGGCCAAGGCCGGAAGCATCGAAGAGCCCGTTGCCGGAACCGAGCTTCACAGAGCTGTGGCTGTCATCGATGATGGCTTTCACTCGCTGCCCATCGAAGCTGATCACCTCGGCAAATTCATCCAGGTCGAGAAACACGGTCTGGATGTCGTCCAGCACGGAATCTTTGAAGCTCATGCGTCACCCCGCAGCTTCAGGGCCGTTTCCAGAGAAGCCAGACGCTCACGGAATTCGTTGCGCTCCTTCCTGTCCGCCTCCTGCGTCTGGTAAAGACGGGTGGCGGAAGTTTTGGTGGAAAATTCTTCCAGGCACGAGATCCGCTGCTTTTTCAGCTCATCAATGGAAGCCACGAGCTGGTCGTGTTGCCCGGCATGGCGGCGAAGGTAAAAACCAATCGCGCCCACACCGGCACCAATGACGATCTGGAAAATCAGGTTCACCATCGGCTGAATCATTGCTTCGTTCATAAGTTTCCTCCGGCCTGCTCCATCCACAGAAGCAGTTCACCGGCTTCCTCTGCCGGCAGATGAAGCCATTCGCCGGGCATGGTCACGGTTTTCCCAGCCCGGTCATAGCTCCAGCTTTCAGTTGCTATCGCCCCCCGCGTCATCGGCAGAGGCGGAAGATCGGTGGTCTTTACCGCCGAACCGCTGCACCCAGCCGCCGGCAGGATCAGCACGAATATCATCGATGCGATCCTGCCGGCGTTTTGCACGCCAGGCCTCAAAAACACGGTCGAGCATCTGCAGAAAAGAGCCGAGAGCATTCCACACACAGTTAGCCCTGCGTGCCGCCCTTGGCGTTCTTCCTGTTCTTCAGGCTGTGGAACCAGCCGATGCCCAGCGAAATCACGCCGCCGGCACCGAACACGGCAGTCAGACCTTCCAGCAGGGTCTGCTGGTCTTCGGCAGGCACATCGATGCCGAAATAGGTGAGAACGGCCACGATGATGGAAACCACGCCACCAATGAAACCTTTGTTCATTATGCTACCTCCTGCTTCGTGCGGCTCATCCAGCCGCGAAGGAATTTGCGTTGAGATGCCTGAGCGGCGGCCAGGTCGATGTAACGGCAGGCCTGCAGGTGATTGAGAACGGCGAGCAGGTCATTCTGGCTTCTTTTGCGAAGCAGAACTTCCACGGCGGTCTTGGTATGAACGCCAAGCACGCCATCCTCTTCCAGGTCGTCAAAGATAGGCTGGCCTTCAAAGAAGTTCATGGCGTTCAGCGCCTTCTGCAGATGCAGCACAGCCCGGAACACGCCCATGTTCACAGCCTGCTCGAACACTTCTTCGGCCAGATCCTGCGGCATGGTTTCGCAGCAGACTTTCTTCCAGAACTTCGAGCGGTAGAACTCTTCCACCTGTCTTTGCAGGCCGGGCAAGGTGGCAAGGTAGGCGTTGAAGCGCTGCGGCCCTTCCTCGAAAGAGTGATGGGTCTTGGCACGGGCTATGAAGCGCCAGCCATCCCAGAAGGGCCAGTTCCTGCGGGAGATTCCGCAGAACGTCTCGCCGCCTTTGTCGCCAGGCACATCGCACCATCCGCCCTCCATCTTCAGCAGTTTCTCAAGAGCTGCTTCGAATTCGGCCATACGTCACCTACGCCGTCACACTGGTGACGATGTAGCCGGCACCGGCGAACTGGATGCATTCGTCAGTATGCTGGCGTACACGGAACACTTCACTGCGAGTCTGCTCTTCCCGGTACTGCTCGGTCACGATGACGTCCGGAGCGTCCTCATCCCACACGAAGGTACGGCCAAGGCAGGGTTCGAAGAGGTTGTCTCCGCCTTCGGAAACGCAGGCCAGCATGACCTTATTGGTAGGCCACACGGGCTGCACGTTCTTCGCCTTGCCCTTCTTCGCGGTGTTGGTCATGGAACCGGCCACCAGAATATTGTCCACGCCGAAGTAAGCCTTCAGCTGGTCAAGGGTCAGCTCGCCGCGAATGGCGTTAGGGCTGCTGTACTTCACGCGGTCGACCACGGCATCGCACATGGAAACGTGCCGGAGGATATCCTTGTCCAGAATGAGCGCGTTGGGAGAAAGGCCCACGGCAGCGCGGAAGTGAGCCTTGCCCTTATTGATGTCGGCCAGCGGATCGGCATCGGCATAACTGTTCCAGGCCTTGACCGCAGCGGCATTGGCAAAGGTGGTGGTGTCCATCACCTTGCTGGCCACACGCTTTTCCATGGAGCGCAGCACCATGAGAGTGGCACGCTGCACAGCCACCATTTCCGCAGAGAAATAGTTGGAGAAGAGAGCGGCCTCGGAATCGTCCAGCGGTTCTTCCCAGCCGTTTTCAGAACAGGTGTAAGCCTTCCAGTCGAAGTCCCAGTCACCGCGAGCATAGGCAGCACGGGCGGCACGCAGAGTGTCGGCGGTTTCGAGCATGGCTTCGGCAGGAATCACAGGGTACTTGGCAGAAGCCAGAGAAGTGTGGAACACGGGCAGAACCTGCTGGGCAATGAAGCCATGGCGTTCCACCTGCATGAAATATTCGTAGGCAACGGCCCCGAGGTCAGGACGGATGATCGCTTTGGATCTGGGCATACGTTATCTCCTGAAAAAAGAGTTAGTCAGTGGCTGCCGCAGCAGCGGCAAGCTGGAGGAAGGGCATCACGGTGATGATGTCGCCATCGGAACCGGCTTCCATGGCAATGCCGCAGTAAGGAAACGCGGCAGCCTTCTTCAGAGCGCCAGCGGCAGCGGGAGAAAGAGTATCGCCCTTGGCCACCGTGCCGGAAATCTTCACCTCAACGGTGCCGGCAAGATTGATGAGGCGCACGCTTATGGGACTGCCGGCCTCGAAAGCGGGGATGTCGCTGAAACCAACGGGAATGTCGGAAGCGGTACAGACTTTCACGCCATTGGCGCAGAGAGTCACGGCAACATTGGCTGCAATGGCTTCGGCGGCCGGAAAAGTTGCGCGGGCATATTCGTGGTACATAGATCACCCCTTCAGGCTTTCGAGCCAGGCAGTATGAGCTTCAGGATGGGCGGCGGCCATGGCACGCACAGCTTCGCCGCGTCCGCAGTTGGTCTTGGCCATGTGGTCTTTCACCAGCGTATCGAAGCTGGCTTCTTCCCTGAGCCCCTTCTGCTCCACGCGGTTGCCGCTGTGGGCTTCGCGCATTTCAGAAAGGCGGCTGCCGGAAGAGCCGATGACCTTCTTCGCCATGGCGAGCTGTTCCGGAGTCATGCCGGAAGAGGCCAGCTCGGAAAGAGTGGCCGAAGCCTCTTCGCCAATGGCGGCGGCAGCGAGAGCAACCATGCGGGCACGTTCGCGCTCCTCACCTTCTTTCATGCCATCAGCGCGGGCTTCTTCGCGGGCGGAAGCGAGTTCGCTTTCATGTTCCGCCACGGCTTCGGCCCTGATCTGTGCCACAGCGTCAGGGTACTGAGCCTTGAGTTCCGCAGGATTCATAGAGTCTCCTTTTTTGATATGTTTCAGAAAATCCGACCGGCTGCACACACGGTCGATGAGCCCTATGGCAAGGGCTTCGCCACCACTGAAAACTTTGCCGTCAGCCATGGTCAGCGCCTTCTCGCGGTTTACGCGCCGGCCTTTTTCCACGGCGGTCAGGAACAGGTCATACGTGCCGTCCACAGAGTGCTGCAGGTAGGCACGCATTTCTTCCGAAAGAGGTTCCACATCGTTGCCGGCCGCCTTGAAGTGGCCGGCAGTAATAACGTTGTAGGTCACGCCGGCCTTTTCCAGTGCGCCGGAGCATTCACGGTGCAGAAGGATCACGCCTATGCTGCCCACCTTGGAGGTGGCCGAAGCGGCGATCTCCTTCGCCCCGCATGAAATCCAGTACGCGGCCGAAGCCATCAGCCCGTCACACCAGGCATACACAGGCTTCACGGCCGCCACTTCGGCCACTGCTTCGGCCAGCTCTTCGGTGCCGTTTACGGTGCCGCCGGGCGAATCCACATCCAGCATGATGCTCTTCACGCGATGGTCGGCCGCCGCACGGCGCAGGCTGGCCGCTATGTCGCGCATACCTTCAGAAAATTTGAAGCCGAAAAAGCTGAAGCCGTTCTTCGTCAGCGTGCCCTGCACAGGCACTATGGCCACCGAACCGTCCAGCTCGTAAGGAGCTTCGTCAGGGTTGCCGAGCCCCGCGCCTGGAAAGGCGGCAAGCGCGGGAGCATCGGCGGAATGGGCGATATGACGCTCTATGTCCGATACCAGGCTCCGGAGAGCGTCCGGAAGAATCGCCCACTCTCGTGGTAGGGTGGAGGGAAATTTGTTAGTCATCGTTTTCTCCTGTCTCGGTACGGGCGGAAGGTGCGGCCGTTTCAGCACTCAGGCCCAGCCGCTCCATCAAACGGTTCTCACGCTGGCGGGTACGTGCCACAGTGGCGAAATCCAGCCCTCGGCTGTGGCAGATTGCGGTACGGGTCTCCGTCATGTTGCCCAGGGCAAGGTTGTCGGCTTCGCGTTCCTTCACCGGATCAATCTGGCCACGCGGCGGCCTCGTCCACACGGCTGCGCTCCAGGCACGGGTGATGGCCGGGTTCTGCAAAAAGGTCGGCGCTCTGGAAGGCACGGCCAGCAAATGGCGTTCCCACGCTTCTTCCAGCACCATGCGGTAGTACGGGTTCTGCACCGAACGCACGAACCAGTCCTGGTACAGGGTGTGCAGCTTCCACACTTCCAGAAGAGCGGCACGGGCCGAGGAATAATTGGTCTTGGAAAAGTCCTTGGCCACGCTCTCGTAGGGCTGGCCGGTGGAAGAAGCCACCGAGCGGAGCACGCGTTCATAAAACGCATCGAACTGCGGCCCGGGCCGGTTGCTGGAGATGATGTGCGGCTTGTGGCCTGCGGCACCCATGGTCACGGTGCCGGGCTGGAGCTGGGCCGAATAGTTCGGCGCAGGTGCGGCCGCTCCGCCGCCAAAACCGCCGCCGGCAAGCGGTGCCGCCGTTTCGATGAACACGGTGAAGCTGGCGGCTATGAGAGCGCCCACCAGTTCGTAGTCCACATAGTCCGCCAAATCACGGAACTGCTTCATGGCAGGAGCCAGCACCGAGGTGCCGCGCACTGCCTCGGGCATGACGGAACGGAAGCGGTGTAAACAGGCAATGCGCCCCGCCTTCATCCTTTCCACGCGGATGAAATCCTTGGAGGTAAGGCCGGCAAGGGCGGCATCGCCCTGGGGAGTGGCTATCCAGTACGCCACGGGTTCACCATGGCGGCCAAATTCCACACCGTTGTGGATGTTGCTGTCGTGGATCTTGTCGGCAGGAGTACGCAGCCGGGCAGGATGCAAGGGCTGTATGCACATACCGAACACGCGGTCGGGCTCATCGCGCCACACGTTCAGGTGGAGGATCTCACCTGTGGTGAGCATGGAACGGATGGCCTGGTACTGGATATCCTCGAAGGAAAGCATATCGTCTGCGCCGGCTTTTTCGCACCACAAAGCCCACGCACGCTCCGCAGACTCGGCGAATTCATCGGCCTGCTCTTCGGTGATGCCCAGCACCTGCCAGTCCGGGTAGCTCTGCGGCCTCATGCCCGAGCCCACGATGTTCAGCGCCAGAGATTCCACGGCAGAAACGGCATGGCTGTCATTGGCCACCAGTGACTCGGCACGTTCCATGGCCTTGAAGAAGCTCGCGCCTTCCTCAAAGCGGTGGTACCTGCGCGGGTTCCAGTTCCCCATGGTGCCTTCGCGGCCGCCAGCGGCAGTACGCACGCCGGTCACACGGCCCATGGCCGCATCCATGGAAAGGCGGGCCATCATGCGCCGCGCCCCGGCGGCAGGAGCCACATAGGAGATCATGCGGTCGAGCAGGTTCATCAGAAACCTCCCATGCCGCCACGGCCGGGCATACCCTGCAGGAAGAAGGGCAGGCCACAGCCGGCCGCCTCATCTTCCACGGTGCTCTGCTTGTCCAGCCAGTCCAGCGTTTCGCGTATCTCCGCAAGGTCGGCCTTCCGGAGCCGGCGCGAGCCGATGGTGTATTCCTGCCCGGAACTCACCTTCTCCAGAGCCTTCTGCCACAGCGCTATCTGTTCCGCTTTCTGTGCCCGAGTAAAAATCGCCATGCTTGCCTCTCTTCGCAATTCGCACCCTTGCAAACGCGAAGGGCACTTTTGCGACCAAGTAACACGGCTGGAAATTTGTGTCGTCCCGTATGGAGCGTATGGAGCGTATGGAGCGTATTTTTTAAACTTTTTTTTTCGGCAGTAACCGCGCAGGGTTATGGGCAAAAAATCGCCATTTTTTCAAAAATCGCAGTCAATTAAATCAATAGGTTACAAGCGAAATTTTTGCATTTTTTGCACGGTCGATTTTTTACTTTTATTTCAAGTGGTTACAGGTGAAAAAAATTTAAAACAAAAAGGTGCGGATACCCCGAAAAAGGGGAAATCCGCACCTTGGAGGGCTATTTTCAGTCAATATCAGGCAAGCGAAGCACCACGTTCGGAGCCTGGCGGTGTATGTCCAGGAACATCTGGCAGAGCTTCCGGTCGAGCTGTTCGAGCACGGCCCACACCAGTTTGCTCTCTGCCGTCCGTCCGGTTTCCCGCACCAGCTCGGCATAGGCCATCATGGGAGTGAGCAGGCCCGTCACCACGGAGCCGGCAAGAGGGCCGGCAGGCGATATTTCGTTTTTCACGGCGCACCTCCTACAGCCCGTCATTGCTGGCAGGTCTCACGGCTTTGCCGTTTTTCTTCCTCCACTTCGCCTCGCAGGAAGGGCAGCGGTACTTCCGTGTCGGGCGGTGGCAGTCGGCACATTCGCCCTGTTTCGGCCCTTCGTATTTCACGGGCATCTGCAGCTTCTTCATCAGCCGGGCAATGGCAGCGCATTCATCGCCGCAGTAGGTGTAGTTCCCATGCCTCGGCGGTGTGAACTCGGTCTCGCACACAGGGCACACTTTGGGCTTAGGCATAGCATACCCCGGCACCGAACTGGTTCCAGCGCAGCGTCATGGCGGCATTCTGCCCGCAGGCAGGCATGGCCGCTTCACGCCTGGCGGCATAAGCAGCGGCTACGGCGTACTTCGGGCGGCGGGCCATCACCAGATGCACGGCATCGATGACCTGCTGGATGAGGGCGGCCTTTTCGGCATCGGTGTACTCAGTGGAAGCCTCGATTTCCATCATGGTGTGGATGTACGGGTCGCGGAACTCACGCATGGCACACCTCCTCGGAAGGCTGGCGTTCCACCGTGTGGACGATAGCCACTTCCCAGCACGGAGCACAGCTCCAGTGCCGGGTCATTTCCTTTTCGGGCAGGGTGTGGAGTTCTTTCACCAGCGCGGTGACAAGGTCGGAGGCTTCGGCCAGGTTCAGGCACACGCCGTCAAGGTTGCCAAGCTGGCCATCGTTCACGAATTCCATGAGCTCGGCAGAAAGGCGGAGCTTTACTTCGGCCTTCTCGAGCCGATCCAGAAAGTTGGGGATGGTAATGGCTATGCGGCCGGTGGAGAGTTCAGCGGAAAGCTGGGACATAGGGAACCTCGTATTTTTTCTCAAGGGCCCTTTCCGAAATAGAAAAGGCCGGGAGCTGAGAAGCGCACGAGAACGCCCAGGCCTATTCCCCCGAAGGGTATTGTATTAGCCTACTCCCGGCCTATAGATAGCCGAAAAACCATGCCGCTGCTTTTCGGGTGCAGGGCATGAAAATAGCCTTCATTCGGGAAGGACTGACCGTCTCGTGCTTTACAGAGTTTCTCAGGCTCCGTGAGGCCAGTGAATTAAATTTTCGCGGGATTGTCAAGAGGCTCACTTCCACATACTTCCAAAATGGTATGGCCTATCCCCTTGATTTGACAGGTTAAAAAAACGGGCAAAAAAAACACTTCCACACACTTCCAAAAATTTTTACACCTATCACTATGAAATAGCTTATCTTTTTGAAAAAATGGAAGTATGGAAGCGTACTTACACGCGCACGCGTGGAAATTGACAATCCCCGGCCAGCTCGCCTATAAAGAAGGGGCAGAAGGTGCTCCAACACCCTCTGCCCCGGAGATGGGCACATCCTCCGAGTTTTCAGTTTCCTGGGGAAACTCAAAGTACCTGCCCGGTGAGAGCTGCTTTCTCTCACCGGGCGAACTCATTTAATCATCAAGAAACTTGCTGATCAAAGAAGCCAGCAGGCGGCCAAGCGTGTTGGCCAGCACTGCCCGGAGAAAGTGCAGCATAGGCATCACCTCCTTTGGAGGATATGCCCATGGGCGGAATCTACTTCACCCGCGCCGCGAAATCAAGGCTCGCAAAAAAGGGGTGAATTTTTGCGAAGGGAGCGAGCAAAATTAAAAAGAGGAAGGATAAGAAAGTTCGCCAGGTCTAACAACGGGTAAAAAACGAAGAAAGCGCTGAAGTTCCGTCCCGGCCTGCCGCTATATTTGAGGAATGGTTCAGCAGCCCCTGCCGTGCAGGAGGCAAACGCTGAATCAAACCGCTGGAGTTCACATGAACACCCTTCTTATCCTCATAACGATAAAAGAAACAATCAAGGTCATAAACGAAGCACTCAAGTGCATTCTGCTGGCCATCGCCATCGTCAAAGCCCTAACCTGTTGGCCGAAGAATTGACAAAGCTTCCCGCTTGCCCATATAAAGGAGGGGCAGAAGGTGTTCCACCACCAACTGCCCCAGTAATGGGCACATCCTCCGCTTTGTTATAAAGCATAGGCATCATGCCCGGTGAGAGCTGCAGACTCTCACCGGGCGAACTTATTTAATCATCAAAAAACTTGCTGATCAAAGAAGCCAGCAGGCGGCCAAGCGTGTTGGCCAGCACTGCCCGGAGAAAGTGCAGCATAGGCATCACCTCCTTTCGGAAGATATGCCCATGAGCGAAATCTAGCCGGAACTGTTCCTGAACTCAAGCGAAAATCCTTCGCAAAAAAGGGCCGCAGAATTGCAAGCCCCTTTTTTGTGCCTCAAGCACCTTCGTTTTTCCCTTTCAGGTAGTCCCGCACGCTTATCAGAAGCACCCGCAGCCCTTTTCTGGTACCAATACGAACAGCCTGAAGTTCGCCGCTGCCTATCAGCTTTCTTACCCACGATTCACTGCATCCCAGGTACACGGCGGCCTCTTTCACCGAAACACGCTTCCCCCGTGAGCGGTCGTAGGGAATATTCGTATTCCTGCCCATTTCCCTCCCCTTGCTCAGTACGGGCTGTGCCCGCGCACCATGGTCACCCGGTTCTGCGCCGCATAGTGCGGCGGTTCCTGCCTCACCTCTTCCTGCTGGTTGCGCCGCTGCATTTCCGCCACCATTTCCTGTTCCAGAATATACTGGAAAGAAGGCATCCACGAGCCGTCCACACAGGCCGATGCCATCATGCAGCAGTCGATGTAGTGGTTGTTCTTATGCACGCGCACCCAGCTCATCTTGCCATCTTTTCCCCGTTCCTGCCGTTCGGCCGTCATCTGCAGGGCAAAGCTCTCATCGGTGGCGTTGTGCAGAGTGAAGGGCTGGCTGGCATCGGGCTGAAGGCGGCTGAACAGCAATGCCTTGAAGGTGTTGGTGTCCAGCAGGTACAGCCACAGGCCGCCGGGTATCCGCACCTTGGAGCTGGGCATCCTGTCGATGCTCACGGCCCTCACGGGAGTGTACGTCTCGCGGGAAGCGCCCTTACAGGCAAAAAGCCTGCCCTGCCCATGACGCCGCACAAAGGAATAGACTTCCTCGGTACGGGAAACCACGGCCATGCCCGTCTTTGTGCCGCCGGAGTCGATGCCGGCACGCCAGATGTTCAGCGATGCGCCATGTTTCGGGCTGTCCTCTTCGAACGGATACCGGGTGTCCAGCAAGGCCAGTACGGAATCCCAGTCCGTCAGCCTGCCGTAGTCGATGAGCGCCGATGACATATCCGGCCGCCAGGCCAGCACCGTGAACCAGAAGCCTCTGGCCTGAACGTCTATGCCGGCCGTGAGCGCCACGGCATCGCCGGGAACGGTGCGAGGAGGCAGATCGGGATCGATGCGGGAAAGTATCTGTTCCTGACTGGTCTCCACGGCCACCTGGCGATGCGGCCGTGCCCAGATGCCGTTGTCGTACTGCTGTTTCACGGCCGGGCTGTCCGAGGCATCGGCCCGCATCTTCGCCGCCACCACCTCGGAAATGCTCACCGCCTTACTCAGTATGGCCGGCAGGTGGAAGCCCACACGCCTTGGCTTTGCCACAGGCTCTGCCGCTATCCAGCGCCCATGGAGCACGGCCCTGTCGCGGATAGTATCGCTCCACAGGTAGCCGCAATGGCAGCACTTATAGCGGCCAAGCTTGCGCCGTTCCACTTCCTGCGGGTTCGCGGTCTTTTCCGAAGTGGTCAGACCTTCCTCGGTAAAGGGCTGGAGTGTGCTGCACGCCGGGCAGCGGGCATGGTACTCCCGCACCTCGTCACACTCTTCTAAAGCCTGAACGATGGAACATTCTTCGCCGCCGATGGGCTTACTGAGCCGCAGGATCTTGCGCTTGTCGCTATAGCTTCGGGTACGCTCGATGAATTCGGCCACCGGCACACCCTGGCCGGCGATCTGCTTATAGAGAGCCTCTTCGTCCAGGAACAAGTCCTGGATGGATATGGAGGCTCGCTGGCTCTGCGACATGGCACTGGCCAGAAACAGCGCCGTGCCGTCACGGAAGGTCACGAAAGAGGCGCGAGCCTTGCCCAGCTTGCCGCGTATCACAGGCGAAGCCTTGAAAATGGGCATGAGCTTGGCCGTCATCACCTTGGCTATGGCATCATCATCCTGCATGGCCAGCATACGCGGCCCGGGCCGCTGGTCGACACTGTAGGCGATGGCGCTGTGGATGATGACCGTCTTGCCCGTCTGGGCAGAACCGGAAACGTCCACCTCTTCCACGGAAGGATCGCTCCACGTGTCCATGATACCCTGCAGGTACGGATTCACATCGAGCCGGAAACGGCTTCCAGCGTATGGGCCGTCTTTCAGGATGACGTTCTCCGAGGCCCACACGGAAAGCGGGACATAGGGCCGGCGGCGGAAGATATCCCGCTCACCGGCAGTGAAGCGAAAAGCAGTCATGTACGAATCCTAGATTTTTTTGTGGTGGTCGATGAACGGGCACGACATGGCAAGATTCCTGCGGGAAAGGCGGATGATCTCATCAAAGAGCAGCCACACAACATGGGCCCCTTTTTCATCCTCCACATACTTCTTTGCCAGTTCCTGCGTCACGGCATAGCCCAGATTGCCATCCTTCAGGCGCTCGATTATAAAGGCGATCTGACAGTCAAGGTTTTCATAAGGAGACTTCATGGCGATTCCTCCGAACATAGAAAAGTTCAATACTGTTGCCGCGCAGACGTTCGCGGCTCTTTATGAGAGTTTTCCCTTCCCCTGCGACCTGCGCTTGAAAGAGGAATACGGCATCTGGCTGTTCGGCCCTCTTTACGAGCCAGGCCAGAAAGAGGAGCTGGCAGAAGTCAGATTCATCGAGGCCACCTTGAACTGGCTGCAGGAGGCCGGATACCTCAGATACGAGGGCTTCAGCTGCCCGACAGGCTTCATGCAGGCCGTCCTTACCATCAAAGGACTTGAGGCGCTGAACGCCACCCCCGATGTACTGACCTCCACCTCCACGGCTGGCGAACTTGTCACGAAAGCACTGGAGCGCGGAGCCGCCGAAAGCCTGAGCGAAACGATGAAGTTCATCCTTGCGAAAGGCCTTGAACTGGCCAGCCACTCCATCCTCTGATCAGTCGCCTCGCTCTTCTTTTTCTGCCTGAAAACAGAGGAACGGGCAGGAGATGGCAAGGTTCAACCGGGAGAGCCTCACGATTTCGGAAAACAGGCGGTCGATGATACGGCCTTCAATTTCGCGGCCGGTGAAGGATTCCGTGATCCGCTTCGTGTCATCATAGCCAAGGTTGCCGGCCTCGAATTTACCCAGAGCTTCTTCCAGCCGGGCATCCAGTTCTTCAATGGAGCGCTGCATTCCACACCTCAAAAGGGAAGTTCAATATTATCACGCGAACGGTCTCGATATTGCCACCAGCGGTGAGCCGGATACGCCTTCCGAGTTTTGAACGGAGGAAGCTGGCGGCAAGATCGCCGTACATCCCGCACCGATTCGACCACATCTCTGCGGTAGGAACGCATCTCAAGTCTCCGCGTTTTGCTCAGTCGGCCCGGTTTCCACCTTTCCATGGCTGCCGTCAAAGAACCGATCACATCGCGGCGGCACATTTCTATGGAACCTTCGAAAGGGGCATCCATTTTGCGGATAGCGCCCCAATAGCTTCTCAATCCGATGAACAGGTGCATGAAGTGGCGCACCCTTCGGCAGAACGACTTTTTATCCGCACGTCCTCCCGTTTGATCATGCGTCCTGGAATTCTTCATCATCCCGCACCTCGTTCTGTACCGTAAACTCCCGGTCGGCGGCCCAGGCATCCATCCAATCCTCGGTCGCGCCTTCCCACCATGCCAGGAAGTCGGGCAGGTACGCCTCATCCCCATGCACCACGGCAAGGATCTCCGCAGCCTTCCGGCGGCCGAAGTTCTCTATCTCCCTCCGGAAGAACACAGCACGGGAAGCGAGATCCTCTTCATGGTCGGCACGCGATACCAGCAGCCCCTGTTCTTTTTCCAGCTTCAGGCGGGCACGTTCCGCCGAATAGCTCTTGAGCTTGGCATCGGCGGAAACTCGGTCGATGGAGGCCTCGGCCAGCGCACGGTTGCCAAGCTGTTCCAGCGGCGAAAGGTTCACGGCCGCATAGCCCATGAGCGCCGCTTCTTCAAAAAAGCCGTCGGCATTCTTCGCCACCTTGCCGGCGGCCACGTCACGGTTGAACTGGCTCTTGCTTACCTTAAAGCCCGAATCACGCAGGAACGTTGTGGCATCGATCTGGGTTTTGAAAATCTTCATGGCGGCCGCCCCTCCCTGTATGCGGCGGGATTCTTCTTCCACAGCGGCCCTCGCCCGCCGGAAGGCCGAGATGTTGTCAGGAGTGGGGTTCTGCTTCATCCGAGCCTTGCTCTGTTCCTTCGCCTTCAGCAGGAAGGCCAGGTCATTGGCCTTGCTTTTTTCCACCAGTTTGAGCAGATCGACTTCTTCAGTCATGGGTCACCTCACGAGGAAAAGGATTGCCGCTCACAGCATGGACGGCCACGCCGCCAGTGAGCTCCTGCCAGCGCCGGATGATGACATCGGCATAGCGCGGATCGTATTCCATCAGATTACAGCGCCTGCCGAGCCTGTCAGACGCGATAAGGGTGGTTCCCGAACCTCCGCACACGTCCACCACAAGGCCGCCTCTGGGCGAACTGTTGGCCACCATACGCTCCACCAGAGCCACGGGCTTCATGGTCGGGTGCAGGTCAGACTTCTGAGGCTTCGGTTCGGAGATGATGGAACTGGCCAGATCCTCCACCATCAGGTTGGTGCCGGAGATCCGGAGAATGCTGTCGCCGCTGGCCACCTGGTACACGTTGTCAGCCACCTTCTGCACCACTTCGCCGGCATAGTGCTCGAAGAAGGAACGCTGTTTCCGGTCGCCGTACCAATGGTGCTTGCCGCTAGGTTTCCAGCCATAAAGTATGGGCTCATGCTGCCAGTGGTAATCGCTCCGGCCCAGCACGGGAGCGTTTTTCTTCCAGATGAGGCAGCACGACAGCTTGAAGCCCACCGACTTGAAGGCCTTGCGGAAGGCCATGCCGTCACCGGCTTCAGAATGAGCCACATAAATGGCGCCACCATCGGCCAGCAGTTCATAGGCGGAAAGAAGCAACCGCCGGAGAAAGACATCGAATTCATCCGGCGACATCTTGTCGTTTTTGATTTTTCCAGCCTTGGCGCTGTAATCCACATTGTACGGCGGGTCTGTCCACACCATATCGGCCTTTTCACCAGCCATGAGCATGGCGATGTCCGAGGGAGAAGTGGAATCGCCACACATCAGGCGATGCACACCGAGGATCCACACGTCACCGGCCTTGCACACAGGTTCTTCCGGAAGCGGAGGAACATCGTCCGGATCCTTCTCCCCAGCGGCCACGGTGCCCTGCAGGAAGGCATCCAGCTCCCGGTCTGTGAAGCCGGTAAGGGAAAGGTCGTCCAGGTCTATCCGCAGTTCGGCCAGCTCCTGCCCCACCGCTTCCGGATCCCAGTCCGCCCACATCGAACTGCGGTTCACCAGGAGCCGGAAGGTGCGTATCTGCGTAGGAGTGAGCGAACTGTCCACCACCACTGGCACTTCGGTCAGGCCTATCTGCAAAGCTGCCTGGTAGCGTGTCGCACCATCGATGATCTCGCCATCCTTGGACACCAGCAACGGAACACGGAATCCCCATTTCTTGAGAACCTCCACCATCTTCGGCAGAGCATCTTCGTTGTCTTTGAGCTGGCGATGGTACGCCTTCAGCTTGTCGACCGGCCATGTTTCAATTTTCATAGAACACTCCTTTCTCGCGGTAAAAATCGCCGCGCTCGATACTCAGTTCATTCCAGGACTCAAGGTTATAAACGCAGCCCTTGCAGCGCTTCACTTTCACCGGAGGTCGGAAGCGGGACAGATGCCCATGGGCGCAGGTGGCGCACATATCCTGCACGGGCTCATCCATCCAGGTCAGGAAGTTCGCGGCCGTTATTCTGGTCAGCGGATTGGCCGCTATCCATTGCGCCACTTCCGGATGCTCCGCCTCGAATTTCAAAAAGGCGTGCTTTTCTTCCATGTGAGCCACCGACCATTCTGCCTTGCACTCCCATGCCCAGCCTGCTGGAAGTCCATCGCCATCGAGGATGCGGCGATAGGTGATAGGGATGCGCCGCCACATCTCCGCGAACTCGAGTACGGCCTGCGGGATTTCCGGAGCGAGCACGTCCGCTTCCTGTTCCGGAACAGGCATTTCTTCCGGTTCTGCCGGAGCCGCTTCTCCACCGTGCCCCTCCACCTGCGAGGACATTTCAAGCGCGGGTGCTCCTGCCCGCATGGAAAGCCGGAGGCCTTCAGGAATGCCCGCCAGAAGCCACACACGCAGGTTCTCGCCAAGGGAAAAGGCTTCTCCCGGGTCTTTCCCTGCGGGAACCGGCCAGCGCTTCGCACGGGCGAAGGATTCATGCCATCGCGGCCAGCCGTTGGCTCCGGCCTTATCGGAATCGAGAGCCACCAGGATGCAGAGCTGTTCGCCGAATCTTTCGAGCAAGTCCTGGCTCATCTTCCTCACGTTGCTGGTCATCGATGAGGCACAGCTCACCATGTCGCCAGCCTGGGCATGGAGCATATAGGCATCGAGCTCCGATTCCACGACCACCGTGACCTTGCTGTCCGTCCGGCACTGGAGCCAGAGCATCTCCATGCCCGAACCTTCGACCACATGGTACTTGTGCTCCGGCCGGAACTCCGCTCGGTCGGCATCGAGGCGGCGGATCCGAATCCGCTTCACCACGCCGGATTCGATTTGAGGGATGACGATGCCGCGAGGCAGCCAGAACTTCTTTGCCTTGCCGTCCTTCATGACGGGCGGCAATCCCCACACGCTGCGAGGCCGGATGATGCAGTTCTTCCCTTTTTCTCCGGGATTGTATCCCAGACGATATTCGGCAGCCGCCTCGGCAGAGATGCCGCGTTCTTCCAGCCATGCAAGCTGCTCCGGACTTTTCTGGAGCTGGTCGGCGGCCCAGGCCACAAAATCGCCGGCACGCTTCGCCCACACTCCGGCATCGATGCCGGAGGCAGTCGCGCTGCCGTCTCCAGCCTCGAAGCGGTCAGCCTGCCGCCGCTGTGGCAGCGTAGGAGGCCGGAGATTCGTGGCCGGAGTCACGCCGATGCGCTGACACGCGTCCTGGTATGACATCCCGGCGAAGTCGCGCAGGAACTGTATGCCATCGCCCTTGGCATCGCACTGGCGGCACCAGTAATAGCCGCGACCGTCAGCTTCATCCGGCCACACGGAACAGCGATCCTTCCCGCCGCAGGCAGGGCAAGGCGCGGCCCACTCGGCGGCCGTTTTTTTCTCCACCTTGAAGCCGTATTCGGTGAACAGATCCACGAGATTTGCAGGCATGATGAAAACATCCTTGGTCTTGCAAACGTCCTGCCTAATATCCTGCTTTTATCTATTTGTTTTTATTGTATAAAATAATAAACAGGACATTAGGACAATAATAACGCATACGTTAAAAAAATCCGCTTATCGTTAATGCGTTGGCAGGTTCCATAGAGAAGTCCTTTTGTCCTGACGCAGTTATCCCCGCGAAAGTAAAGAACAATCCGGCAGGACACCCCCTCCCCCAAAGGTCATGGCAAAGGCCTAATGTCATACTTGCTTGCCTCCGAAACGTTCGCCGTCATCGGTGAGCCGGTAGCCGTAGTACCAGGTGAGCCCACCAACTTTGCGCTTGGTTATCTTCGAGGAGAGCTGGCGGCCAAAGAGGTGCATCGAGGGCACCGCCTTTGGCGAAACGTATTTCTTGTACCAGCCCTGGTAGACCTCATAGAGGTCGGTGGCGGATATCCGCTTTTCCGGATCCGTGAGGAGGGAGAGCTCATCGGCTGGAATGGCCTCAAGGCACTGCTCCACAAAGAGCTGCATGGTATCTTCCTCCACCTTGTATTCCGCCGAAGCCTGAGTGATGTAGGCCGGAGCCTTCAGCCCTTCGCGCTGGTACTTCAGGCATCCGCGCACCAGCCATGCCAGGATTCCCGGCAGTTCCTTCTCCAGTTCCTGCTCGAGCCGAGGGTTGCGCTGCCGATCCAGCTCGCCCTTCGGCTCATCCACGAAACGAAAGGGAAAGGTCAGCAGTTTGAGGCGCTCCCAGAAGGCCGTGTCATGGGCTGGAGCGCGAGGCAGGAAGTTGGTCAGCAGGAAGAGAGTATGGCTCGGGCGGAATTCGGTGTTTTCCTTATCCCACAGGTAACGGCCGGTCAGAGAGTCGGAGCCGGAAAGCAGCTTCACCTGCGAAGTGGAGAAGCGCCGGTTTTCGTTCGTTTCCGAGGCCCACACGATACGCAGACCTTTCAGGTTCATGATAGTCGGCGAAGCGGAGTCAGGGTCTTTCGGCACGTTGCGGTCGAGCAGCATTTCCGCAGGAATCGGCCCCATGTACGGGCCAAGCACTTTCTTGAGCGTCTCCATGATGACGGTCTTGCCGTTTCGACCGCGCTCACCGTAGAGCATGAGGAAGAGCGGCTCCGTACTCTGGCCGGTGATGGCGTAGCCGAGCACACGGTGCAGGTAGTCGCCCACACCCTCGAAAGCACCGATGATCTCACCGAGGCTCTTCTCCCACACGGGAGCTTCGGCGTTCAGTCCCTGCCACTCCACCGGGCAGGCCTTCCGCATGAAGTCATCAGGGCGGCCGTCACGGAACTCACCTGTACGCAGATCCACCACTCCGTTGGTCACGCCCAGAAGCCAAGGGTCATTGTCCCAGATATCCGGTCGGCAGATGAGAGGATCCTCATTGGCCAAGGTGAACTTCACGCAGGAGTTCACGCCACGGGAAGAGTTCAAGGCATTGGCACGGCCGAACATCTGCTCGGAGGATGACGTGAGGCGCTTCGCCTCTTCCTTGTCGCCAGCATCCTTGGCATCACGGGCGAGCTTCGAGTAATGGCTGGCCACCTCACGGTATTTCTGAGCGACCTCTTCCACCGAGGCTTCGACCTTGTGGATGTGAGTGGTCTCCCAGAACTGACCTGCCCACCGGAACCACTGCTTCGATTCTGGCACATAGACCAGGCGGCCCTTGAAGATTGCCGAGTGAAGAAGGCCGTTACCCTTCTCACCGAACTTGGAGCACTTGGCCACGAAGTCCGGAGTCACGGCCTCCACTTTTTCCGCCGCGCCAAGCTGGCGCTGTTCTTCGTCCACTTGAGCCTGGACGCGCTTGGCCATTTCGGAAATATCGCTCATGCGACCACCTCTTTTTCCGCCACCGCCGCCCCAGCGCAGATAGGCAACGTCCCAAAATCCCATGAAAAAAGCCCAAAAAATCCCCGACACCCCGAGGACGCAGTTCCGCCCCTCATGGGGAGGGGTCTGGAAGTACCTTCAACGGAGAATGTCGGGTAGGACTTTTTGAGCTGTTTTTTCTGAAATCCGGTGGGGTGCGGGGAGGGGACGCGGCCCCCCATGGCGGCGCTGCCGCCAGAAAGGAGGCTCCAGCGGCCGCGCTGCGAGAGGGAGTGGAGGATTATACTAAATAGATAGGAGCCTCCGCGACAGACGGCCGCTGGAGCTCCACAAGAATGCAGGGCAGGAAAATGTACACGATTCTGTGTACATTTTCTGGTTACATAAATACTGGCCGACAAGCCCATAATGACGCCCTTAGAAGAACGTCAACCTACTGAAAACAAAGGGCGGCAAGCGCTAGACGGACGGCTTTCACGCCGTCAACAGGGGTTCAAATCCCCTTGGGGACGCCACTTTGAAAAT